TTGCCATTACTGGCTTCGCTGGACTTTTGACTCCCCCCTCCCCCGCCTATGACGATCGTTCAATGACTTCGTCGAGTGGCAGGACCAGCAGAGCGCCTGGAGGTTGTCCCAAGCCAGTGGTGAACCGCCTTCCTTGATTGGCTTGATATGGTCGACGATGATCGACGGGTTGACTCGCCCCTCCTTCAGACACTCCTCACAGAGGGGGTGTTGTCTCCTGTAAAACGCTCTGAGCTTTTTCCATCTTTGGGTGTTGTAAAACTTGTCTGTTGACTCCCTGTTAGCGTTCACCCCGGCGTTTCTTTCTCTTTCGTGCTTTGCACAGTAAGCGCGTTTTTTATCTACCAACACACCGCAACCGGGGTATGCACAGGGTTTTTTAGGCGAAAAAGGCATGTTTTTGCCCCCTTATCAAACATATCTATCTTGTGTGTGATGACACTCCGAACCATCGAATCCGGTAACCATACAGGCTTATCCCCACCATCGTGACCCGCGCAGAAAGCAGGAATAGGCAGGTTTCAGATATTATTAAAATAGCGAGGGTTAGAGTTAATACGTTCAGGCCTCAATATGGAGAATTAACATAAGCTTCATCAATCTCATCCTGTGTGAACCCGATATAGGCCAGAGTTACCGCAGGTGAGGAGTGATTGAAAATCTGCTGCAGCTTCGTGATGTCGAACCCTTTTCGGTAGTGGTGGTATCCAAAAGTCTTCCTCAAAGTATGCGTCCCAATCCGATCCCTGATCCCCGCTTCTCTCGCCGCACGGTTCAGGATATGGTGTGCCTGCCACCTGCCTATAGACCTAGCCCTATTGTCCGGATCCCGCTTCTTCGAGAGGAATACAGGATCGGTGTCCTTCAGGTCCATCGCGTTGAGATAGCTTCTCAGGGCAGACTTGGCATTCTTGTTTACCAGGATAATTTTGGCCTTGCCGGTCTTCTTCTCCCTCAAAGCGAGCCGGTCATGTATGACAATCCTCTTTCCATCCCAATCCGCTATGTCCTTCACCTTCAGGGAGAGAAGGTCCGAGATCCTCAGACCGGTATGGATTCCCAGGACAAAGAGGGTATAGTCCCTCAAGCTGTGCTCACGAAGGACCTGCTTCATCCGGTTGATCGAAGCTAGGCTACGCAGAGGCTGGACAAATTCCACGAAACCCACCTCCATAAAAAAAGCCCCAGACTCCTCGAGCGAGGAATCCGGGGCTGGATCAAGGGGACTGTCCCCTTTCCCGATTGTCGTTATCTTATATGAAACCATCCTTTATTATTGCTAGCAACCGGCCTAGAACACTCATAAATACCAGCATTTCTCTCTTTTATCCACCGCTCTTACCCCTGTCCTTTCCTGCTAAACACTTCAGAAACATCAAGCCGATGTTTCTTCAACAGGTTCGTCAGATTCCTTTTTTGCTTTTTTCTTAGGTTTAGCATCTATTGCTTTCAAACCCTTATAGGTTGCTTTGAGCCCTTTCCGAACATTGTTGAGGTCCTGAGCCGCAGGAAGGTGTTCCGGGAGAATGCCGCTGATTCTTTGCATTGTTTTCCTTACCTCCCGCCCAACTTCCTCAGCGGTTGATTCAAGTGGTTTTTGGCCGACAATGCCGGCCCGTTTAACCTTCTCATCCGTTTGTGTAATACGGAAAAGATTAGCGGCAAGCTCTGTGCTCCCCATGAAATCCAAGGGGCTCCTGCCCGAAGGAACTCTTTTCACATTTCTAATCTGGCTCAAATTCATGTTGTACATCCCACGGTATCCGGCGTTTTGAAAAAGAGCATAATCAATAACGCCAGCTTTCTTAGCGGTGCTGCTCAGAGATTTTTCCTGAGTGGAGAGTTCGTCCCTAGTGACAATGCGGTCAACACTTTCAATTTCTTGTGCATAAGAGCTAAAGGCTTCCGCGAGAGATGCAAAATAGGCCTGTGCCGCAGCGACTTGGGGTTTGCGAGAATCCCCATTCATGGCAGTAAGGTAGCAGGCAAACCTAGAAAGTTTATAGTCTTCTCCCTTGCTTCCGTCTCTCTGGAAGGAGAGGAAGTTCTCAGAAATAGGGATATTAAGGGCAGCACAGGCTGCCATAGCCTTATTTACCGGCTTCTTCCTCGTAGCTTCTGGAGATTCACCATAACCAAGAAGGTCCATCAAATCAGAAGCAAGCCAATATCGCATTCCATTTTCTCTGCCAATGTCCTCGAAGGTAATCGAATCACTCTCATAGGAAAAAACCTCGACCGGGTACTCGCTCATAGCAAGGCCTCCTTAGATTTGGCTTTTTCTAAGAATAAGCCACAGCGGAATTACATTCAACAACCATACCAGGGATATTCGACCGCTTGAAACAATTCCATTTTTTGAATTCACGGAATATCTTCCCCTAATCACTTGGTAAAAGCTGAAGTTCTCCCTTCGGAACCAGGAGCGCCGCCCGGGCGATCGTTTCAACAACCTCGTGCCGGCGCCGCTGCACCGTATCCGAACTCACCCCATGCTTGTCGGCAATCCGCTCCAGCTGCCCTTCCCCTGCCAGGCGCGATAGTCCTCCGCTTTCCACCCAGATGACATGATCCACGAAGATCTTCCAACTGCTCGGGCAGGCCTCCTTGTAGGCTCTTGCCATACTGATGAGAGCTTCCCAGCCTCCGCATCGATCCACAGCCTCCTGGATCATTTCGGCCCTGATTAGGCAGGACTCCTGCTCGGCAGTAGCTCTTCCACCATCCACACGGACTTCAGAGATCGGGACTCCTTCCCGATGAAGCATCATGAGGATATCTTCAAAGCTCGGGGCCGGAACTTCGCCCAGAAGAACCCGAAGGCCACAGGGGTGAGACCGAAGGAGCAATTCAATGACTGTCTCAAGCATCTCCTGCAGTTTCCAGTGGCTCATCTTCTCGCCTCCTACAGCAGCAGGCTTTTCTTATCTCGTATTCTTCGGTTATGTCCCAGTCGCTAAGGGACAGCTTCCATCCCTCTTTTGCCCGAAATACAAAATGCCGCGTCCCGACGCCCGCAACGATGCTTTCCAAGAAAAAAACCAGCGAGCCTTTTTGAGACAATCCAGGGATCGATCCACGCTGGCGCCCCGCGCTCTTCATGCGAATCCGATATTTCCTCCCCACTTCCAGATCCATCAGACTTCACCTGCCCGTGGAGCCGAAACCGCCGAGGCCCCTCTCCGATTCAGCCAACTCTATAGTTTCCTCCCAGACTATCTCGTAGACGCGCGAAAGCACCGCCTGCGCTATGCGGTCTCCGTGCACGATATTCAGCATCTTGTCTGTCGTCGCATTCCTGACGAGCACCTTAACCTCATCCCGGTAACCGCTGTCTATCGTTCCAGGGGAATTCGGAAGAAGGTATTCGGGCCGTTTCAAGGCCCATCCGGATCTGGGCCGAACCTGAATCTCCCAGCCCTCCGGTATCTCCACAGCAATGCCGGTCCTCACTGCACTGGTTTCCCCAGGGAAGATCACGGTGTCTTCCAGAGCATACAAATCCGCTCCGGCATCTCCGGGATGGGCATAGCTCGGAACAATGGCCCGGGGATCCACCCTGGTAAAACGCACCGGTACCTTAACCGTCATGAGCCTTCCTCCTCTTTCAGAACGGGATGTCCGCAAGGACTTCCTGCCGTTTGGAATCGGTCCCTTGCCTCGAGGGCTTACCTCTCCCCGACTCAGGCGCTTTTCGCATGAATCGGTAATCCTCCGCACTGACCCCGCACCATGCTCCCATTTCCACCAGACGGGAGACAATGCGCTCCCCCTGCTCTCCCAGGCGCCCCACAAGGTCGGCTGCATTTTCCGCGTTCGTGGTGATGACCGTCTGGAGCTGGCTCAGGTAGCGATGGTTGACGATCATGTAGAGTCGTTCCCCAACCCACTCGGTAAGGCGCTCGGCGCCAAGGTCGTCCATAACCAGGAACTCCGCCTTCTTTACCGTGTCCATGGCATCGGTACTCCTGCCGCTTGCGATCGCCTTCCTCAGGTCATCCAGGAGTTCCGGCACCGAGATAAACAACGCAGACCTACCCGATTCTACTCGATCATTCACCATGGCAGCGGCGAGATGTGTTTTCCCTACACCGTTCGAACCTGCGAGGATGAGGCTGTTTCCCTCGGCGATCGTAGCCAGCGCCATCCCCTTTGCTTTTAAAACGTCTGGGGCGAGTTTCGAAGTCAGATAGGTGGCGAAAGTGCACCTCTTTAGCCGGTCGGGAAGACGTGCCCCCTGAAGGATCTTCTCGGCATTTGCCTGCGAATCCTGGACCGCCCTTACACTGCAGAGTCCCCAACGGACCACGAAAGTCCGCCTCCCGTCTCCCAGTGGCTCGCATAAAGCGGTGGGGCGGAATCCCCTGTTTGGACACCGTTTGACTCCCGGGCAGGTTTCATGGCACACCTCCGCCTGCTCGGCCAAAACAAAATCCCGAATAGACGAACACCGTTCCCCGAGAAGCGCATCCGGCCAAATGCTTCGGATATAGGCCAAAGCTTGTTCTTCCGTGCTTGGACGAGCTCGTGTCCTGTCTAACGCCGCGGAAAGAGCAGGCATTTCCAAAATGACAGCATCTATGCGCCTTTCTCCCACGCCTCGAGCTGTTTCAGCCATTTCGGGTCGTTCCTCCTTCCCCCACCTGCCCCGTTGCCGACACCTGTTTTCCTGGCCGACGTCGCCTTGCCTGTTTTCTGGTGCCTGAGCGCATCCCAGAGGTAATTCCAGTCGAGCTCGCAAGGAGCCCTGTCAGACCTACCGAACCTTTCCAGAGCTTTAGAGATCTCCGCCTGCACCCGGGAAGGGATATGCAGTTTTTCCAGGGCCTCAACGCGCGCCAGTTCCTCCCGGGAAATCGAACTTCGCCCTGTTTTCAGCAGAAAGAGATCATAAGTTTCACGAAATGCCGAGGGAATCTGTTCTCTGGTCACCTCGGTGTTTCCCCTAGAACCCGAAACAACACCGCCAATGCCAAGGGATGAATGATTTTTCGCACCTTCCCTGTTGCCGCAAGGACTCTCGCTTTCTGGTCTGACAGCTGGTACGGATAGGTCCTCAGGAAAAACCCTAGACGATACCGCGCCCTCGGCGCCTGAAACTTCGTCAGAAGTTTCAGGTTGTTCTTCTGGTTCGGTTAGGTTAGGTTCGGTTAGGTCTACCTCGCTATTCCGCGTTCTTTCCGCGTCACTTCCGCGTCTATTCCGCGTCGCTTCCGCGTCTACACCCCGTCTATTACCCGTCACATCAGGTTCATTCACCGGGTTTTCTCCGGAATTCCCCCTTGCATTCCTGACCCATTTGCTTTTTCGGGCCCGTTCCCTCTCCCTGATCTCCATAAGGCGGCCGATATATTCGTCCCAGTCGTGAATCACCAGCTGCCCTTCCCTTACATCGATAAAGCGGGCATCGACTAGAGCTTTCACGAAAAGATCCGGATCTCCGGTCCACATGGCTCCATCGGATATATCAGCACTGTCGTATTTGGCCATGCAGCCCTTCTCGGCATAATTTAGGGCCCACCACCAGAAACAGTGCAGATGACCGATGACCTGGGGGATGGAAATACTCAAGAGACGGGCTGCCTTCATCGTCTTTGGATGACTTCTCAAGCCTTCGTGGGACTCTATCCAGGCCATGCAACCACTCCCCATTGGGAACACATAGGTATTTGAGGCGAAAATCGGCCGATATAGTGTTTTTGATGCTTCATACCGATAATCAGAATAAGCACGTAAAGTTTCATCCTTTTTCCCCTTTGCCTTAGCGGATTGCATGCTTTATAATGCGATTCGATCAGGGGACCCCTCCTGTTCGAGTCACCTCCACTGAGCCCGCTCTGACCCAGCGGGCTTTTATGTTGTCCTGCAGGCTTGCCCCTGGCCGCCTCCCAACGCCGCCTCAACGAAGCAGGAAAGGTTAGCGCTTTCCTCCTCTTCCTTTTCCTCAGCCCAAACCGCGAGACTGCTCAAGTGCCCCACGGTCCAGAATTTTCTTGATTCCCGCGGACATCTATCCCCATCGCATAAGGATCGAATCAGGCCGCGCACATCCGCGGCATTCATCAGGAGATTCATGCGGCAACCTTCCTACCAGCCAGAAGCGTTGCCACATAGTCTCTGCCCTTGGGAGTCACGAGAGTCTTCATGCAAGTCCTGGGCTCGTTTTCAATAACCTTGTTCACTCGAATGACTCGAAATCGCCTGGCTTCGATATGCTCCTGGTGAGGGACCCAGTACCCATCTAGGCGATAAAGAACCCCCAGCCTCCCCAACACTTCAAATATTTTTCTGGGCCCCAGACCGAACCTAGCTAGCTCTTTGCCCAGGGCCTGCAGGGACATCTCCGATCCCTCATTGGCGGTCGCTTCCCATGCTAAGGCCTTCGGGGTAAGTGCCCGGTTTTCCTCTTCGAGCAAAGCTCTCTTTTCTTCCAGTTCCGCTGCCAGTCGCAGGGCCTCGGGAAGGGTCTTCGGGATCCGGAAGGCGGGTCCATGGTTCAGCTCCCTTTCCATCCGATTGAATTCGGCTATATAGGCAATCTTGAATTGCATAGCCCTGTCGCCGTTGTACCCCATCGCCAGGAGCGTGAATCCATCCCTGGTCAAGAGCATCTCTGGCATTTCTCTTCCCTGTTCGTTGATATAGGAGGACTGTCCAAAATTGGACAGTCGAAAATCTTCCGGGCAAGAAAGTTCCCTAATATCCCGGAGCACCTTCGGATGATCCTTTTCGAACACACGCGCTACATCTCGACTGGATACGACAACGCGGTCGCCCCTCACAACGATTCCCAACGCCCTCGCCATTTCCTCTCCCATTCGTCTTCCTCCCCTCCCGTTCCGTTCGCCCCAGACCTCCAGGAGCGTCTTCCCGAAGCGTTGCGTCATATCGATATCGCCGGGGAATTCCGTGACGCCGCCCGCTTCCTACTCGTTCACGACCCTTTCCGCGTATTCGCGCCTGACCTCACGAGTGAAGAAGTTCCACGGATGCCCGGGGCCGTAACGCTTTCCCTTCCAGTCGCAGATGCTGTGCAGGTAACGGATAACCGATTCGAGCTCCCGACTCAAAGGATCACCCCCGGTAAAAACGTAATTGTTATAACCACGCTTATACCCTCAAAACGTGGTTGAGTCAATTACCTTTTTGTGCTTTTTCCGACATAGCATGTAATTGGAGGTGATCGCTTTGCCACGTATAGTTAGACAAATCCGGATCGAACCTGACGTCGAGGAAAAGGTTCAACAGATTGCCGACAAAGAGGGCCGATCCTTCAGCAATGCCGCGAACTGGCTCCTCAAGAAAGCTGCTGAGGAATACCTTTCTCGACAGAATCTCGATACTGGACAATGACCTGCCTGATGTAGTTGGAACGACTTCGGTCGCATGCCAATGCCTTTTCGTCGATCCATGTCACCAAATCAGCATCCAGCCGGATATTGACGACGAGAAGTCCCTTCATTTCCCCCCACCTCTAATCGATACTAGTATCGATACATGTATCCGTTGTTCATCAGCATTCGCAATGCTTTGCCGCTATTTGTCCGCGGCTTCCGACAACGAAACGGACATCCAGCGGACAAGTTTGGAAGAAGGGGGAACGGCCCTCGATCGGTCCTCATTGGTCGTCCCCCTTTATTCCGTGAACAGGTCGCAAACTTCCCCTGGCCAGGTCAGAACTTCGAGGGTGGTACAGGGCTTTTTCCCGCCGGATGCCCATGAATCCCAGAAGGTGCATCTTCTGCAGCACGGGGCATCAGCCACCTGGCTCGCGCTACGGATCTTCACCGCGGTTTCCTCCATGCCTATCCCTCCCTCACAGGCTGGTGGCAGCCTTCAGCACCTTCGCCGGGTACCACCTCGCCCCGCCCGAATAGGCCTGGAGCGCCAGTTGCATGTCGCCGTACTTGTCCAGGTAGTGCCTCAGGATCCAGGCCCCAGCGAGAGTCGATCGCCTCGGTTCGAAAAGGTCCGCTTTGGAAAATATCTCGGGATGCTTTTCCGCAAGTGTCTTCGCCCAAACGGACCAGTGCACCTGCGTGAGCCCATAACAGCCCTTGTTTACGGCCGCGGGATCCGCCCGTGACTCGGTGTAGATAAGGCCGGCAAGAATGGCCTCGGGAAGGCCATAACGGTTAGCGGCTTCCTGGACCGCATAGGCCATATAAAGCGCCGTTTCCTTTTCCAACCTGGGATTCGCCCTTGAAAAGAATCGAGCCAGGCGCTCCGACATTCGGGATTCCTGCGCATCGATGGAAACGGCCATTACCGCTGCAGAAGCCAGGGACTCCACCTTTTGAAGCCGCCACTCCTGGATAGCAAGCGTCGAACCGCCGACAAAGAAACCGATGCAGAGGATCGAAAAGCCGACCTTTCGGAATGCGACATCGGTTCTCATGGTTTCCTCCCGAAAGGATCCCGCGGCGGGCGCCCCCGCTTCCTTTTCGTCTCCTGAGCCTCGGACTCCTCTGCCAGCTTTTCGATGAATTCCCGGACATCTGCTAGTTTCCACACCGTCACGTTCGCCCCAAGCTTGATTCCCTTCTTGACCTTTCCTTCCCGGACCCATCTCCACCAGGTTGCCTCGCTTATAGGAATCATCTGCACGATCTGCGAAACCCGAACCAGGCTGAACTCCGGAAGTGACGGAATTTGTGGTTGCTGGATTGCCTGCTGTTCCATTTCTTCACCTCCTATCGATTCATGCTTGCAAAATGGTTGTTTGATGGTTAATTTTTTTAGTGCTATTCTTTCCTTGGCGAGAGGCGGAAAAGGAGGTAATTATGGTCTATTTGTTAACGTACGACCTTCGCGCTCCTGGGAAGAATTATGATTCTCTTTACAAAGCGCTAGCCTCGTATCCGGACCGATATCATAGCGAAACCTAAGGATCCGTATGGTTTATACGAGGAAGCTATCCCTTAAGCGCGGCAACAATTTTCGACCACATCAAGCAGCACATCGACACAAATGACCGTTTATTCGTAACCGCAGTCACGGACAACAAAGGCTGGATGGACCAAGCTTTTGTTTCGTGGTTTAACCTCCGACAGTAGACGGATTTAGGCAGGACTGATCACCAGAGCTCCCGACGGATAACCTCCGCCTCTCGCCTACCAACATTGCATCCTCGATCAGCCTTATGCCCTCCTTGAGGACCTTGCTTGGAGCTTGCTCCACACCCGACATTCTTCCGAATCCAGACAAGAACCAAATCTGTTCTCCATTGATCCATTTGAACGAAACCTCCAACATTTCTTCACCCCCCTATCGATTTCAGGAACTTTGCCCCCTCATCCATGAGACCGTTGATTCCCTCTATAAAGGCCCGTGTTCCCGGCAGATCCGCAATCCCGTCCTGGAGATCCGCCACATACCCCAACACTTCCGATGGTTCATCGATCAGGGCGGCTATCGCGCCGACCGCGGGGATCAGGCAGCAGAGTGCGTTGACGCCCCGGTTGTTCGCCGCCGTCGCGCCGGGGCCTCCGTAGGGTTTCCTATCAGGTCGTCGACAGTGCAACCGAAAGCCTTCGCGATTTTTAATAGATCAGAAGACCTTGGTTCCCTGGAACCTGCTTCATATCGGGCAATCGTCTTTGAAGAAATTCCAACAAGAGAGGCAAGTTCGGTCTGATTCAATCCTGCTTTTTCTCGATAAGCCCTGATTTTATTCATAGTTCTTCCCCCCTTTCGGACGTAACATATCAAAACATAGGACCGTATGGACTCGTTATAAGAATATAAGACCGTTTGGGGGTTGTCAATACCCAGGTTCATAGTGAGCGGTCCGTATAGTCCTATTTTTCTAGACCATAACGGGGGTTGCCAAAAAGAGACCAAACGGTACTATAAAGGCATGAAAATAAATGAACGCATTCGAAATCTTCGAAAAACAAAAATGACCCAGGCCGATATGGCTACGGCTGTCGGCGTGTCTTTAAAGACGATTGGAAGATGGGAAAGTGGAGAGAGGATCCCTGATGCGGAGGAATTAACGAAGGTTGCTAGCGTTTTAGAGACCTCCGTAGCCTATCTAATTGGTGAATCCGAGCCTCCAAGACATTCCGACGACGAGCCCAGCAACGTCCGAGGTCCCTTCGTCGAACTCATCCGGTTGCCCATCCTTTCTGCCGAGATAACCGCCTGCTGCGGAGACGGGATACCCCTGCTCGAGCTAACGACACGAAGCGGCAATTTCTTCTACTTCCCGAAAAACCGTATTGGCCGAATAGACGATCTCAGGCCTCCCTTCGGAATCGATGCTGAAGGAGACAGCATGGCCGGCTACGGCGTCTTTGATGGCGCCCTCGTCGCGGTCAACCCAGCCGAGGAATTGCGGTCGGGGCACATTGCCGTAGTCTGCATAGGGGACCGGGTTTCGATCAAGAAAATCTACTTCAAACCGAGTGGAATTGAACTGAAGAGCTCTGACGGGCGATCCCCCACGCTAATCTCTCAAGAGGACATCGATTGCGGGTGGTTTAAGGTCCTGGGGAAAGTCATGGGGACTGTCAGCGGGGTGGACGAGGAACCGTAATTTTCTTCTGCAAGTCCTTTCCATAAATTCCCTTAGGTGGTGGTCTTATGGGCACCAAACAAGCAAATGTCATTATTGCCTTATTAACCCTTATCTTAGGGATACAGATATACACAACTTTTTTAGTTGCTCCCGCCCCGATCATCCCCCCAAAGTGGGAATATGGGATTGAGTGGTTCGAAGACAAGGATTTTGCGACATCGGTCAATAATGCGGGGCAAGAAGGTTGGGAAATGGTTTTTGCTCGTCGCGCAACAAATACGAATGATAAATACGGATACGAAATGATATTCAGGCGACAGATCATCTCCTCAAGCAAGAACGCTCAGTCGCAATAGCCCACACCCGCTTTGATATCCCGGGAGGATATCGATTGCGGATGGTTCAAGATCCTGGGGAAGGTCATGGGGACCGTCACCGGGGTGGACGAGGAACCGTAGCACTACCCTTTCCCGGACGTACAGTCGCCCGGGAAAGACACGCTAAGAGGGGAAATTCAAGCAAGCGTTTTTTGAACGAGGGGAGGAGAAGCCCCAAATGAGTTCAGAAGATTTTCCAGAACAACCTTCAAAAGGCAAAGAGTCCTATCTCGAGTTCAAGAAGAGGATGTACAAGCTGCTCGCCTCTCAGCCCAAAGACGGCATTAGCAACGTAAGAGGCCCCATTATGGACACGATCGAGCTCCCGGTTATCCCCTTTCAGGATATCCCCGATTTTTGCAACGCTAGCCTGTCAAGAGACGAGAAGGCGGCCCTTACAGAGAGGCCGACGTACTACATTCTCGACAAAATCGGGCGGTTGGATGTCGATGCCCCGCCATTTGCAGTGGATAGCGAGCCCTTTCTCGTGGAGGGCTTCCGGATTCACCCCAAAGGAGAGATCATCATCAACCCCGCGGAAACCGTCGAATCCGGAGATGTCGCCATTGTTATGCTTGAAGGGGCTGTTTTCTTGAAGAGGGTTGCCATTACCCCGCAGGGATTCGAGCTCACCTCCAGGAGCCAGCCGCCCGTCAGGGTGTTGGGAGAATACTGCCTTCTAGATCGCTTCAGGATACTCGGCAAGATGATGGGAGAACTCCGACCTGTCCAAGGGATGGAGTGCCACTGACAAAAAGTGGAATGCGGGCTTGTTCGAGTGGTAGGACCGGTTGTGAAAACGGTCTGGATAGGGAAACCAAAGAGAGGGATTTGGCAGCACACCAAAACCGAGGGGGCCCTCGCATGCCTGAAAGAAAACCCAAAATCTCTCGCGTTGCGGCAGGAAATGCTCGACTTACTAAAAAATGGTTTTTTTTGATACTGTTCACGTCATCCCTGCTCTTTCTTGCACCATCCACCGTGTTTGCTCGCCAAAGTATCCGGGTTGGCATCTACGAAAACATGCCGAAGGTTTTCACTTCCGAGTCAGGGAAACCTTCTGGGATTTTTGTGGACATCCTCGAGGCAATCGCCCAACGAGAAGATTGGAAAATCGAATATGTGCACGGGACGTGGGCAGAAGGGCTAGACCGGCTTGCGGCCAGGGAGATAGACTTGATGCCAGATGTCGCCTACACGAGCGAGCGAGCAAGTATCTTTGCCTTTACCCATGAACCCGTGCTATCAGATTGGTCACAACTCTATGCGCGACGTGGGAGCGGAATCCGTTCCATCCCGGATCTCAAGGGGAAACGTGTCTCCATCTTAGAGCGTTCGGTCCAACAGGATGCCTTCAATCGACTTCTGTATGGTTTTGAGCTGCCCGTTACCCTTGTCCCTTTCCCGGACTATCCGGCTGCTTTTCGCGCCGTTGAAGAGGGGAAGGCAGATGTCGCGGTAGCAAATCGCTTTTTCGGTTCTAAAAATGCCCAACGATACAACCTGGAAGATACGTCAGTTGTTTTCAACCCCACCCACCTTTTCTTCGCAGCCTCAAGAACGATAGACAAAGGACTTCTGAATATACTTGACAGAGACCTTGCTGACCTCAAAAAAAACCCCGAATCGACTTACTACAAGACACTAAGGAGATGGACTTCGGAAGAATTCAAGGGTTGGATCCCATCTTGGCTAAAAAAACTTGCAGCCATCCTGGGTGTTCTGGCACTTCTTGGAGGGGGCAGCGCAATTGTGTTGAGAAACCAGGTCAATACAAGGACAAAAGAGCTGAAAGAATCTATGGGGGCTCTTAAAGCAGCATATCAACACTGGGAAAGCACCTTCAACGCGGTTCAGGAAGGAATCTGGGTACTGGATGCCGATGCGAACATCCTGCTGACCAACCCCGCAACTGCCCACATACTAGATAATCCCTACGACTGCAACGATGCCAACAGCACCCGAAGCTCATGCCGTAAAGAGCGTGGTCACGGCCTGAATCGCCTCCTCCTAAATGTCGCAAGGAAAACAAAAAGGAGGGAGACCAAGACTGCCTTCGTGGGTGGGCGTTGGCTCAAGATCACCGTTGACCCGGTTATAAAAGAGAACGGAAAAATCAATGGATTCATTCGCATCGTCAGTGATGTTTCGAACCTGAAACGGGCTGAAGAAGAAATGAAGGATAAGACAAATAAGATAAGAGTGATCAACCAGGAGTTGCAGAAAAAGGTCCTTGAGCTGAAGAACGCTTGGGAGCAGACCGTTCATGTTTTGGCCAACGCCTCGGAAGCTCGCGATCCCTATACGGCAGGGCATCAGCGGCGCGTAGCAATGCTTTCCGAGGCCATCGCGAAAGAAATGGGAATGGAAGAGGACAGAGTCCGCCATATAGAATTGGCCGCCCTTGTGCATGACATCGGCAAGATTGAAATTCCATCAGAACTTCTTTCGAAACCGGGCAAGTTGAGCGAGATTGAATTCCAGCTTATCAAAACTCATCCAGCCGCCGCCCTCCGGATTTTACAACCAATAATCGTTCCTTGGCCCTTGGCAGAGATTGTCTATCAGCACCACGAGCGCATGGATGGGAAAGGCTACCCGAGAGGTCTGAAAGGAAAAGAGATTCTACTGGAAGCTCGCATCATTTGCGCAGCTGACACGGTCGAAGCGATGTCCTCACACCGTCCCTACCGGCCCGCTCTAGGCTTGGAAAGCGCTCTCCAGGAATTAAAGAACTTCAAGGGTATTGGATTCGATGAAGAAGTCGTAGAAGCCTGTCTGAAGGTGTTCGAAAAGGGATTTAACTGGGAGGAGTAAAAAAAGAACAGCGGAGGGGAAAATATTGAGACGATATTCTCGTTTAGAAGTTTATTTCGCGAAGACGGATCAGGATCGAGTTGAACTCACTTTCAAGGAAATAGAAAAAATCATTTCCTTCCCACTGCCGGCTAAAGCCCAAATCGATCTGAAGTGGTGGGACAATAACCCTTTCACTCCTCCATGCAGGCCAAAACCTTGGCAAACCGCGGGCTTCAAGGTATCAGCAGTAGACCTGATAAACGGAAAGATCCTGTTCATAAGGGATGGATATAACCACAATCGTGAGTACCCGCAACCTATTGTGGGAAAGCCGAAGAGAAAGTAATTCCGCCGCTAAACGACAAAACTCGGGGAACTAGTCTAAAAATTTATTAGACTGGGTCGGTCAACCTGAGCAAGGCGGGTAAAAGGAGACGCGTTGAAAGGTTCTCTGACAAGAGATCACAAGGGATAAAATATTCCATGGCATCTAGCCCATTTCTTTCTTGAGTGAGGGGAGTTACTTTGGGGAACTCGCCGATCGGCTATCACTACGGCAAATTTCCACCCGCCAACCTGGATTGGCAACAGCTGATACCCCTTTTGGGCCCGACAAGCGCAAGTTTGGCCCGATATGATGGGCTGCTGTCTACCATTCCCAACGCGGACATCCTGCTCTCTCCATTAACGACCCAAGAAGCAGTGCTATCCTCTAACATTGAAGGAACAAACGTCACGATGGGAGAGGTACTGGAAATAGAAGCGGATAGTACAAATATTCCGCAGCAAAAAAGAGCGGACGTCGAAGAGGTCCTGAACTATCGAAAGACACTACAATCATGTGTGTCAGAAGTTAGGAAGCGCTCATTGTCTCAGCAAATTTTAAGAGCCGCACACTCCCTGCTTATGGAGGGAGTGCGCGGGCGAGATAAGTCCCCAGGACAATACCGTACTGAGCAGAACTGGATTGGCGCCAGGGGCTGCCAAATCGAACAAGCCCGGTTTGTCCCTATTGCCCCGGAGCATCTTCAAAGCGGCATGGATGCTTGGGAAAGCTACCTTTGCCAAACCTCGGAACCTGACACCCTAGTCCAGCTAGCCATTCTCCATGCAGAATTTGAGGCCCTTCACCCCTTTAAGGATGGTAATGGCCGGTTGGGGAGGATGATCATCCCACTCTATCTCTTTCAACGTGGGGTGCTTAAAAGCCCCGATTTGTATATGAGTGGGTATCTTGAAGCAAACAGAGAAGAGTACCAAGATCGTTTGCTTGCTGTTTCGCGAGATCTGGATTGGACCGGGTGGGTAAAATATTTTCTGAGGGGAATATATCAGCAAGCGGAAGAAAATGCAAGAAAGGCACAAGACATACTAGCCCTGTATGATAGCGTGAAGAAGTCTGTACTCCAAGAGATACATTCCCAATATGCGATCGCAGCGGTCGATTTTATCTTCAGAGCACCTATCTTTCCTTCAACCCTGTTCGTATCGTCCGCGAACATACCCAAGCCGACAGCAAACCGGCTTTTGGCCCTGTTAAGGAAAAAAGGATTATTGTTTACTCTCCGGGAAGGGAAAGGTAGGCGGCCAGGGGTCTACGCTTTTATGGATCTAATGAGTATCGCCGAGAGGAGATAGCCCCTCTTGCTTGTCATTTTTTACGTTTTATGAGCCGCAACAACCCTTATGTCTCATAAGTGAGTTACAAGGCACCCTAAGTGACCGAACCCCGGAAAGCTGGTCCATTCTATCTCAATCTTTGGACCAGTTTTCCGGGGTTCGGTCACGTCCTTTCGGGGGACAGGCCAACGTGACCTTCCAGAAAGGCCCGAGCGGGAATATGCGCCGGGGATTTTTTATTGTATCCAGTAGTTGTTCGTGCTAAAGTATCTAAAGGTATGCTCACAACCTGACACGCCTATTTCAGAAAGGAGTCGTTACGCTATGAGCGAAGAACTTATTCAAAGAAACTTAGTCGCGGCTCCCGACCGTATGGGGCCTTGGGACTATTATAATATAGGCGCAACTACGTTGAAAGCCTTAAAAGCAGCAAAAATTATTTCTAAGAAAGATTATGCGGCATTTGAAACCAAAAAGCCCGACGCGCTTATTGTGAAAAAACCACAGATTGTGGCGGCTATTGAGTATAAGCAGCCGAGCGAACTAAAAACCAAAAAACAAATAGAAGCGGCTGTTCAACAAGAAATAGGAACCGCGCAGGTGTTGGGCGCAAAGATCTACATAGTCACGGACGGGAAAAAAACTTTTTGGATAAACCCATTAACTGGTAATCCCATAGTAACAGAAAACGGGGAACCGGTTTCAACCGTGTTCAATCAGCATTCGGAAGAATCTGTCAGACTGATATACAAGATACTATCCTCAATCAACAAAGATAACGATACATTACTTGCATCGTCGGTTGTTGACCCGTTGCCACTCGCGCAGCAAGTTTGGCAGGATTTATGGGCGGTGTCGGGAGCGACACCGGAGAACTGCCTTTATACTTTTGTCGAGGTTTTTATTTTTAAATATTTAAGCGATCTAGGCGTTTTGCCAGGTATATATTCTTTCGGACATCTACTGGCGCAGTACAATAGCAATAGCGATAACGAAGCACTTGAATTCTATGCTACTTCTGTTCGTCCAAAGATTAAAGATTTATTTCCGTGGAATCCAAAGGATAAAACCACTATCATAAACGGCACTATATTTGTATCAAAAGATGATAAAGCCGTAGATGGTTATGCGGTGGTATTCAGGAAGATATTAGAACGCTTCGATAAGTTTGGTACACTTGAAAACATCAACTATGACTTCAAAAGTAAGTTATTTGAAACATTTCTAAAAGAATCAATCAGCAAGAAGAATTGGGGGCAGTTTTTTACCCCCTTGAAAGTTGTGCGCTCAATCGTAAGTATGGCAGATATTCGCCCCGGTATGATCATATGCGACCCCGCCTGCGGCGTTGGGAAATTCCTATTAGAGCCAATTTTACACGACTTAAACCGTTATTATAAAATTGAACAAGGCAAGTTAATACCGCAGATAACTCTATCGGGTTTTGATAAGGGCTTTGACAAGGACGAGCAAAAAACGATTATCCTTGCCAAGGCTAATATGCTTATCTATATGTCTGCCCTTATTAGGGAGAACCCCGAGCTTACGATTGATTTTGCCAATCTATTTAACGATACTTTCTTATTGCAAACAAACTCTATTTTAGGAACGCTCGCACAGCCAACCGAAAACGAATATGACCTCATTCTAACCAACCCGCCGTATGTTATGAGTGGAAGCAGCAATCTCAAAGATGAAATTGCCAAGCAGGACGACTTAAAACGCTATTACGCCGTAAACGCTATGGGCATTGAGGGCTTGTTTATGGAGTGGATTATCCGCGCTCTGAAGCCCGGTGGGAAGGCGTTTGTTGTTGTACCTGACGGAATTATGAACCGAAGTAACGATAAACGTTTACGCGACTTCATTCTTGAAGAATGCGACATTGACGCGGTAATTTCATTGCCAATCAACACTTTCTTTACCACTAATAAAAAGACTTATATTCTTGCCATCACAAGGAAAGCCCCAGTAAAGCGCGAGGGAATAGAAGTCAAAGAGCGTCAAACGGCACGAGTGTTGACCTATCTATGTTCTGAAATCGGCGAAACCCGCGACACATACCGCTTTGATATGGAGCAAAATGATCTTGCGAAAGCCGCAGTGTTGTTTAATATGTTCAAGGGCGCAAAGGAAAATTTCAGAACCGCCGATAAGCGTTGTAAGATCGTAAACATTGATGTATTCTACACCAACTCTCATTGGTCTGTTGAGCGTTGGTGGACACGCGAAGAACGCATAGAATTAGGCATTGAAGAAGAAGCTGAAAGCGCTACACCGGAAGAAATGGGCGCGCTTGTAGGCGACATTGCGAGTACATTACTTGAATACCAAGATATGTTCGCCTTAAGTGGCCAAAAAAAAAAGAAAGATTTAATCTATAAATCTGTTAATTTGACCGATTCAAGTTTGTTTTCTTTAATATCAACTGGTATTGGGAGAAATAGAATACAGTTACAGGCACTTGACACACAAAATACGTCGGATATACCTGTCTATACCGCCGCTAAAACTCCAATAGCTTATATCAAGCCGCTACAGGGCAAAGAACCTATTGTGGCAACTATTGAGCGACCAGTTATTTCTTTTGCTACAAACGATGACGGTTCAGCGGGTAGAAACTTTGTAGTTCATACCAAACTATTTTATTTGAATATTGATAGAATAGCTGTGTCATTGAATAACTCTCAAATTATTCTGCCGTATTTATATGCTCAAATATCTGATATAAAGAAAAAGTATGGATTTAGCCATAGCTACAAGGCTAACCGCCATAATCTTGAAAATGTAACTCTTCCTATACCTGTTTATGAAAATGGTGAATTTAATGTTGAAGCCCAAGAAGCCATTGCGGCACAGTTTGATCTTGTCGAGCAATTAAAAGCAGAAACCGTCAAGAAGCGCAAGCAGATTAGCAGCATAGCCGTTGATATAGATTTGAGTGGCTATTCCATGATTTATAGACCTTTATCGGAAATCCTTGAACCTATTAAGGGCAAAAGTGTTTATACCCGTAAATATGGAGACGTGCACAAAGGCGATTATCCAGTATTCTCTGCGTCATCAGCCACGCCACTAACGCATATAGACACTTACGACTATGACGGCGAGTATCTTAGTTGGTCAACAAACGGATTTGCCGGAACGGTTACGGTACTTAAAGGGCGCTTTTCAATCAATGGCGATAGGGGCATACTTTTCCCCAAGATTTATAGCGCTGATATTCGGTATTTGAGGTATGTATTAGAGCCTGTTTTTCGTCAACTTGCAAAGGGACGTAAAGGCGACCGGGGCGAAGATGAATTTACAAAGCTATATCCTTCTATGATTGTCGACGTAGACATTCCGTTGCCTGCTGACAGCAACGGAAATATTAGTTTAAACGTTCAAAAAGAAATTGCCGCTATGTATGATTCAGTAGAACAGTATCGTCGTGAAGTGCTTACAAAATTAGACATCCTGATAGACCAACGCATAGAATATTGAGCCTGTCCATTATTCAGTATCGTGAGTTACCGTCGAGCATCATTAGGCAAGTTTAAGCGACAAGCAAGCGACAAATCCAAAGCAAAACACGTTAAAGAATCAGTAAAAAGGAGAGTTTTCGATCTGTTTTATATTTTCCCTCTCGGAACGTCTTCACAGCCGTTCGGAGAGGGAAGATGCGTCAGGTGGCTGCGATGCTGAAGGCGATTCACGGGTCCGAGCACCTGGAGCCCCCCAGGAAAAAAACCGTGGAAGTGGTGGAAAAGGTGAAAGAGATGAAGCTGGGCACGGCTGCGGCGCATCGTCTCCACGAAGTGGGGAACCCGGGCCTACATGGATATGGAGCACCTCTATGCCATGGAGCTGGATCAGGAGGAAGAAGCCCTTGAGCTGCCGGTGAGCGTCTAGCCCGCGAAGATTGGACCACACCCTGCTCGAGGGGCTATCTGCCTAAGCCTAGATGGAAGTGCGAAAGATACTGGACACTAACGCCTAAGATAATCTTTGCGACAATTCAAGCCAATCTGCCCATGCCTGCATCATTTGTTTGCGTACTTCCAAATGCTCAGCATAGTTGTAGGCAGCCCTTACACTATTTCTTTCCACATGCGCCAATTGCCTCTCTATCGCATCTGCCGGCCAGCCTTGCTCGTTCAGGATCGTTGAAGCCATACTCCTGAACCCGTGGCCTGTCAGCTCCACTTTCTCATACCCCATACGCCTCAGGGCCGCGTTAACGGTGGCATCCGATATGGGACGAGCAAATGTCCTCACCGAGGGGAAAAGATAGCGTCCTGAGCCCGTTATAGGGCGTATCTGTGCAAGAACTTCAAGAGCTTGTTTCGAAAGTGGAACAACGTGCGGACGATCCATCTTCATCTTCGCGGCAGGGATCTTCCACTCAGCCTTTTCCAGGTCGAACTCAGACCACTCAGCCTGCCTCAATTCCCCGGGACGGACAAACGTCAGGATCCCCAAATGCATCGCGCATTTGATGATGATGGATCCGTCATACCCCTTAATAGCGCGCATGAGAGCTCCGATCTTTTCCGGCTCTGTAAAGGTGGCCATGTGCTTCCGTCTGACGGGGACCAAAGCTCCACGTAGATCCGCAGCCGTATCCCTCGGACAACGCCCTGTTGCAATTCCGTACCTGAAGACCTGACTGCAGTGCTGGAGGATACGGTGAGCCATTTCATGCTTCCCTTGCCCCTCGATCTTCCGTATCACATCGAGAAGCTCCATAGGCTGGATCGCCTCTATGGGGCGATCCCCGATATAAGGGGACACCAGGCGCCTGAGACGGGATTTGATCGCTTCTGCATGGTCTGGATCTCTAATCGGAAGGACTTTCTTGGCTATCCACTCCTTGGCCACGTCGTCGAATGTACAGCCGGCAGGAGCTTCCTTGAAGGGGTTCTCGCCTGCGGAGATTTTTGAGTGGATCTCGTCTCGTTTTGTTCGGGCCTGGGTTAGTGTCACCCGAGGATAGACGCCAAGGCTGCGCTTGACCTCCTTGCCGTTGAACCAGACCCTTATCCTCCAATACTTCGCCCCGTTTGGTAGGATCTCGAGGTAGAGTCCCCGGTCGTCCCGCAACATGTACGTTTTCTCCCGGATCTCCAGTTTGCGGATGCGTGTGTCCGAAAGCGGCATTTGCAACACCTCCGGCCCACCGTACAACTATTCTGCCGTGCAACTCCGAGGTACGAAAAAATGTACGGTGATAGTCGATTTTCCGTACATTTTAGGTTTACCGGATAAAAGGGTCAATACGCAAAAAAGAGGGCTATTTCAAGGTTTTCATGCTTCCCTGAAATAGCCCTCTTTGTTATTCTGGCTCCCCGACGAGGATTACAGGGAGTTATCACAGAAGCCCTATTTGCAGCCCTCTAGTAAAATTTTGTATTTTTTTGTTGTACGGATATCTGTACGGCAAAATTCACCGAAAAACGTGCTCAAACGTGGACTAAAACCAGTCCCAGACTCGATTATGCCATAAATTCAGGAAAAGAAAACCCAGCAATTTTTCCTTGGCTTAATCGAAAACCTCGTGGAGAAGCCACCCTATAGTGATTCCTCCGGCAGCCCACGTAAGGTTTTCGAAGACCATCTGCTTTCGGTAGGCAGCCAGCCCTTCGTTAGCCTTCACGGCCACCTCGGCCCACTGGTTCGCAACGACGTCCTTTCGCTTGATTTCTTCATTTAAATTGGAAATCTCGGCGGCCATGCTTGCCTGAATCTCGTCCTTCCGCTTGTGCCCGTCCAATGCAACAGCCAGCTGCTCCTCCTGCGTCAGAGCCTTTGTAGCGAGCCCACGGGCAAAAGGAAGCGTCATCAGCAGCTTCAACTGTCCGTCCCGCGGATCCACGTAAGGCTCGACGTAGGGCTCGGACCCAAGATCGAAACTGGCCAAGCTTGTTCCTTCGAAGGGCAGGATTGTTTCACTGGGAACCGGGGGCGTCTCCGGAAACGGGTCTTCCGTTCCAGCCATGGCCTGTATCGGACCGAACATAATCAACAAGGATCCGAGCAAGACCATCAGCGTCAGCATCCTTAACTGCCTGGACCTTTTTCTTGACACGAGCCTTCGCCTCCTTCCCCATCCAGTCGTTTACCTGGTCATATTTCTTTTGGAGCTCCTCGATCTTTCGCTGTGTCACGTGGATCTCCGATTCCAGCGACTTCACCTGGTTCGTGAGCACCGAGATCTGCGTCGAGTAATAGTTGCGTCCGAACCAGTAGACCGACCCGGCAAGCAGGCTGATTGCCGCTGTGACCACCAAAACGAGGTTTCGTGCTGTCTTGAACGTCACTCGGCTTTCCTCCGTTCCTTGCACCACTTGATGAAATCGGCCACGAAAGAGGCCACGGAGAGGACTCTCTCCCACACCCACTTGGTTGCGCCCCATGCCTTTACGAGAAACGCTTTCAACGAATTCCCTCCTCTTTAATCCCTTATCCTTCGGGATCCTTCTTCTCTAAAAAATTCGGAATTGCTGTCTGTTGACTACCCAGCATCGGATAAGTCGGAATCATTCCGCCGTAAGACATCATTCCTACACTCTGAAGCCCGATTTCCGAACGACCCGCAAGGAATCCCCAGGCAAATGTCATCAGGTCTTTGGGGTCAAACTTCCCGGAATAGGAAAGGATGATGCCCGCCATGAAATAGACAAAAGCCAGCTTGTCCGTCGGGGTCCAGCCGCCGAAGAATCCAGTGACCATACGTTCAATGAATGTCTTTGCCTGTTCGGCCATGCCATCACCCCTGTCTGACAACCATCTCCAGCCGTTTCAGCCGGTTCATCCAGCCACGCAGAAAGCGAGCCTGGGATGGATTCCCCTCTTTGAAGCCAAGAGCTGGGTTCCCGTAGACGATCGCTCGCAAGAAACATCTGCGAAGATCGATATGGCTCAAGGCCATGTTTACGGGTCCGACCCTAATCAAAACTGCCCCAAGTGCCGCGTGTGTCTTCGGCCCGAACCCTCCGTCTAGAACCAGAACCGCTCCAAAGGTATTCAGGGCTCTCTGCAGATACTCCACGGACCGGCCGTGCCCGGAATGGACGCTCATGTCGAACACAGAAAGGGAAAGCGGCCAGGGCATGAAATCGCACCCAGCCGCCTGCCAATATTGCCGCTCATAGATCGCTCGGACGTGAGGATCGGTGAGATCCCCGACACATGGCGGGAAATCAGGGTGAAACTTCCTCCAGCCGTCCAGGGTTCCCTGAGTGATCCCTCGATTCGTCAGCCCTCCACGATCTAGCGGATCATCTGAGACGCCTCCCTCGGAATTCAGAACAAACCGTAGGGCCTTATCAGGCATGCTCACCCCATCCACCTCCGTTTCAGGCCAACGTCCACGTGGATAAACCCGCGCTTCGGGTAAATCCCAATCCCCCCGTTCAGGAACATCGGAACGCGAGCAGCCTGGCCGGCAAGTTCGTAGGGTGTCAAACCTGCGGCATAGATATCTGCCGCGCATCCCTGGACATGGTAGGAATTAGGAACTCCCCCAACTTCCGCATTGTGCTTTGGGCACCGATAGGCACAGGTCACAATAATCGGCCTTTTGATCAGATCCCTAAGCATCTCCAGCCCTAATACAAGGTGAGGTTGGATAAGCCCATGTCCGGTGCCGCAACACTTACAAAGGAACTCGCTTTCATCGAAGTGCTGGGAAAGCTTCGCCATTCCCTCTCCCCCTACCTCATGGCAAGAAACCCCAGAATAGCCACCACCATGAGCCAGACCGCCCGCTCGGCCCAACCGGAGGTAAAGAACGCCTGATCGATTTTCTTTTCCTGTTCTGCCGCCTTCTCCAGGTGTGACTTCGTGGCGTCCCGCTGTCCCTGGTTCTGGGCGCATCGCCTCTCCATCGCAGTTATCGACTCTTCGTGTTTCTTGAAACGTTCTCGGCCGTCCCTGAGATCCCGTTCGATTGCAAGGAGGCGAGTATCGACTGTTGCCTGCTGGGTCATGAATCGGCTGAAGGTGTCGGCCAGCTCCTTCATGGACCCCTTCATTTCATCCAGCGACTTCTGGACATTCTTCTGCTCGGTTTCCAGTCCCTTCAGCCTCTCCAGGATCGTGCTTTCCTCCGACACAGCCTCACCTCCCAGAAAAAAAAGGCCCCCTGAGGGGCCCAACATTTTTCTCGTGCCTTTTGCCTACCAGGTTATGGCCTGCACCTGGCTCAGGGTCGCGCAGGCCTCGACCTGTTCCGCCAGGGCCTTTTCCTTCGAGAAAGCCGCTTGTACGTGGGTACGAACTGCAGCGGCAATCGCTAAAACTTGCTCAGCCGTTAGCGTTGCCCAGCCGGAGGCGGACTTCCATTCGATCGTGATCGTGGAATCCTGCAAGGCGGACAGAGCAGCCCCGGTCAAAAGCGCCTGGCTTTCCCTGTCCGTCCGGATGACCGTCCCGTCCGGCAGGGTCAATCCTCCCGTTTCCTCTTCCCAGCGTTCCTGGGCAAGGAGAGCTAGCCTTTCGGCCTTCGCCTCTTCCAGGGTCATCTCCGCGGGCTGGGGAGGGATAAAGGCTCCTCCGTCCCACGGCCACCCTTCCTGAACTTCCGGTCCCACTTCCACCAGGAGGATATCCGGGGCGAAATCGGGCTTTTCCTCGCTCTCGAAAACCCAATGGGCCCGACCATTGAGAACCTGCGCGTACCGCATCCGCCTCACCTACCATTCCACGATGACGATGCCGGAAGCCCCGTCACCCCCGGCATAGTTTGCCGTGCCGACGGACCGCCCTCCGGCTCCGCCGCCTCCGTAGACCAGGCCGTTGGGACCATTCCCGGCCCCGAGCGCGGCCCAGACGACTCCGCCGGAGAGAAGACATCCCCCGCCGGTCCCCGACGTCCCGTAAACCTTGAAAGTAGCGCCGTTGTAGCTTTCGAATCCGCATCCGGGCGATCCGCCGTCACCGCCCGCTGCACCCCCCGCTGAGGTTGTTCCTCCACCTCCGCCCGAAGCGGACAGGAGCGCGCCGAAACTTGAAGCGCCGCCGGCGGATCCGCTGTTTGCTCCCGAAGCCCCGCCGCTACCGCCAGCTCCTATGGTGATCGTGATGCTGTCTCCGGGGGTGACGGAAACCTCGCGCTTGACTTTGGCCTCCGCCCCGCCGCCACCTCCGGAGGTTCTCACGTAATCGGTGCTCTGGCCGTCCACTCCCGCGCCCCCGCCGCCTCCTCCGCAGAGGGTGACGTAGACCGTATGGACGCGGGGAGGGACTACGAAGACCCCGCTTGCGGTGAATATCTGGCATCTCGTTCCGAGAGCGCGGCCATCCATCAGGGCTCCCATGCCCCGGTAGCTGACGGCCACCGTTTTTCCCGCATCCGCGCTGTTGAATTTCAGCGTCCCGGTATTCCAGTTCTCATCGTTGTCGGCCTGTGTCGTGTAGTCGGGCCAGTACTGCCCCTGCGAGGGGTCCGCAGCGACCTCCTCCCACGCTTCCCCGTAGACCGCGGTGCCGGTCGTGTGGGTCGTGGCCGTCGTGCCGTTGTAGCCCCGGGTCACGGTCAGGGTCGCCCCGGACACCCCCGAAACCAGCATCTGCTCGGAATCGACGGCGATCACGTTACCCGCTGTAAACCAGCCGGCCTGGGCCGAACTGGCCAGGTCGACCCCGGTTTCCGTTGCATCGAGATCCTCCCCGAGTTCCGCTTTGAGCCTAAGGGACATCGAGGAGGGGCTCTCATACTTCGGCAGTTCGTCGAGCCTGACCGAATACGGGGAACTCGATTCGATCACGTGCTCCTCGTTTGCGATCGCCACGTCCTGCAGGGCATCCTGGAACGGGTCGTAGCGGTAGTCCTCCGGACGCAAAAGCTTCCTTGTCATGGCCTCACCTCACTGATCCAGCAATTCGGCCTGCTTCTGTCTCCTGGCCAGGTCGACGATGATCTTCTCGTAGTGGTCCGAGGTATCCCCGAGCGTCAAAGAACAGGCGATGCCCGCGCTCGAAACGGCGTACTTCACCTTGCTTATCGGGTAGTCCCGGTAGGTCGAGCCGTCTTCACTCGTGATCCGGGCCTTGCCCTGAGGCGTCAGCTTCCTCACCGCATAGGCTCCTGCGGCCGTCATGTACCAGAGCTGGACGCCCTTGACCGCGGCCGAAGCCACCGGATCCTTCGACCGGATCAGCTGGGTCTGCCCCCACTGGGTCGCGTCCGCCGCTGTCAGGGCGGAGGGGATGGTCTTCACGGCCTCTCTCAGTCCGTAGGCCGCCTGGCTGACGGCATCCTCCACCGTGGCCAGGATCCCGCTCGCCTCTTCCGACGTGTTGCTGGTCTTGACATGGATCCGGTTGATGATGTCGTCGATCGATTCCTCGGGCAGGTATTCGCTCAGGTGCCTGCCTACCGTGAATCGTGCCGATTCATTGATGTCCGTGCTGATGGGCTTGAAGAAGAACTCGCGGTAGGCGTCCACCCCGTAGACGTAGTTGGCCGCGAACTCCGCAAGCTCCTTGACCGCCTCGTTGGCGTCGGTATAGGCAAACTCGATCCCCGAAGCTACGTAACCCACGGCGACGATCTTGCTGGACCGGTAAAGGATCCCCGTGTTCGGCTCCACGAGGGTCTGGATGATGTTCTTCGCGATGGCCGCGATGTCCTGGTTCGCGTAGGACCCGTTCACGAGAACCCTCTGCAGCTGGGTCACGAACCCGTCACCCCGATAGGCGTAAGTTTCAGAGGTGCTGCCGGCTAGCGGCTTGCTGATGACATAGCCCGAATACCAGGGCTGGACGTCGTCGAACAAGTGGATATCCAGCCTGTCCCCGTAGTCCAGGTCGAAACCCGGGAGTTTGCCAAGAGTCAGGGTGAAGTCCGCGCATCCGTTCACGTCCAGTTCGAACTCCAGGCTGATCACGGGGTTGTCCCCCATGTCCGAGCCGAACCGTCCGCGCTGGGTCCCGTCCGCGTTGTAGACGATGACCGAGAAGACCCCGGGCCGGTAGGGCTGGCTGTAGGCGACGGCCCCGCCTCCGCCCTCTCCCAGGATCCAGTGGCCCCCCAGCGGCCCGCGGCCGAGAGGCTTCCTCCCGAGGACGTGGTTCATGTCACAGCCACCCGTTCCGCCAGGTCAGGCCGATCGTGCAGTTCCCGCCGGCGTACTTCAGGCTGTTCGAACCCGCCAGAAGGCGCAGGAAGGCCCCGTCGTAGAAGTTCAGGACGTTGGACGTCCCGCGGTAGACCGTCCCGGCTTTCCCGTCGATGGTCAGGACGGCTCCGGCAACCATGTTGGGGTCCTGGTACTGGAACTTCCGCCCTCCGTCGGAGAGGTTTTCCAGCGTGATGTTCGTGCAGTCCGCGATGGCCGTGACGGTGATGACCGGGAAGACCTCGACCCCGCCGCTGTTCGAGACGGCAAACGTATCAGGCGAGGCCGAAACCGTTTCCGCGAGCGACGATTCCGAAGCCGAATGGATAACCGGATCCGTGCAGCAAAGGGTCACCTTGAACGAGGCTTTCTTGAAGGAAAAACCCGAGTAGAACTCGTGACTTGCCTTGTTGAGAGCGGCCACTTCCAGGTAGCGGGAAGTATCGAGATAGAGCCTACAGCCTTCGAGCCCTCTGAACTGCGCCATCAGGGAGTTGTAGGCTGTCCAGAAGCCGGCTTCGCTCGATTCCTCGATGTACCCCTCGATCTCGAGCATTCGGGTTTTTGCCCGATTGTCACCGACGCTGATCGATCCATGGCTAAACGCTCTATCCTCGGCCTTGAACCGATAATCGCTCGGCAGACCGACCAGGCGAAAACCGTTTGGAAGGCTCGTCATATCTGCCATTTCAAGCCCTCCTTAAAGCCGTTTTGAGGCTGTACCCGAAGTCGGCATAAATCTTTTCGTAGTCCGCCTCGGTTTTGATGTCCCCGTAGATGTTCATGCTGGCCTGAACACCGCTTCCCCCCAGGCCCAGGTTCTCCAGCCTGCGCCGGTTCAGAGGAAGCACCGCCTCGTCGTAACGGCCCTCACCGATAACGGCCAGCGTCGGGCCCGTCGTGATCCCTCCCGAAGCCAGGCCGGCAATGCCTGCCAGACCCTGTGAAAAGGCGACCGTCTGCGCGATACCGGCCATGGCCGCGGCGGAATTCGCCCCGAAAGTAGCCAGGGATACCATGGCCGCCGCAGTCGCCCAGGCCGATGCGATCGTCGCTGCCTGGACCACCGATGCCGCTGTCGCTGCCGCCGCCAATCCTTTCGCGATGGCGGCTCCGAGGATCTGCTGAACCTGCCAGTCGATCAGGATCTTCAGCATCTGGCGCCCCAGAGACTTGAAAACGTCCTCCGCGGACGAGATCCCGAGGATCATGTCGGAAATCCCGCTCGAGAGACTGTCCCATACGGCACGGTACAGGTCCGTCTGTACGGAAAACCAGGTCTTGTTCGCAGCAGTCATCATCTCGCGGTATAGGCTGAAATAACCCTGTTCGGCCTCCTGCTGGGCCAGAAAAAGCGCCGTCTTCTGGTTCAGAAATTCGGCATAACCGGCCAGGTCACGCTGGCGCTGGAGGGCCGACAGCTGGTCCTCAATGAGCTGCCCGCTTTCGACATACTCCTGGATCTTGGCCTGCTTGTAGCGTTCGATCTCGAGCTCCTTTTCCGCCCGCGCCCTCGAGAAATCCAGCTTCTTGTCCTCGGTGATCTGGTACTGGATCCCGGAGTCGTTGAGCATCTTGAGGATCTCGTCCCGTTCCGCGGCTGTCGCCGCGATCCATTTCTTTCCCAGATCATCGAAGAGTGTTCCCATGGAACCGAGCTTGTCCCGTATCTCCTTTTCCAGTTCGTCAAAGAAGACGCCGGGCCCTGTTCCCACACCGATCTGCAGGTCCAGGGAAAAATCGCCCAGTTCGAGGATCCGGGAGGCAAAGTCCTTGCGCATTTCCACAAGGTCGTTCATTTTCTTCTGCTCCCGATCGAGCTCTTCCTTGTCCAACTTGGCCAGCTTTGCCTGGTAGGATTCCGCCAGCCTTTCCCTGTCCTGGCTGTAGGTCGCACTCGCCTTCCTCACCGACTCCAGCTTTGCCGTCTGCTCCTGATACCAATATTCGAGCTGCTCACGCTCCGTCTTTGTCGTCTGGATCCACTCGGACCGGACGTCGTTGTGGAAGTCCTCGGCCTGGGACTGCAGTTTCTTGAAGGCCTCCTCACCGGAAGAACCCGCCACTTTGAAGCTGTTTTTCGCCGTTTTGCCCAGCACTTTGAGAGAATCGCCCGCCTTCTTAACAGGAGCGGTCGTTTCACCCGCGGCAATCGCCACCGATTTGACGGAATGGGCGATTTCCCGGATGGCCTTGTCTGCCTTCTCGTCTGCCAGCAGAGTCTCGACCTGGTCCCTGAATCCCGCGACCTTGTCCCCGATCCCCGGAAGAATCGAAAGGAAACGGGAGGCGTAATCGAGTACGGCCGCAATCGCGGTCAGTACCGCAATCTTGATGGAGCTCCAGGCCTGCGCCGTGGCGAAGGTTAGATCCTCCCAGGCACCCTTCATCCAGGCAACGACCGGATTCCAGCTCCTGTAGACAAGGTAGGCGATACCACCCAGCGCTGCCCCCGCGGCGATGAGGGGCAGAAGCGGGACGATGGCGGCTGCAGCGGCTACCGCAAGGCCCACCAGAGCCGGAACCATGGCTCCGATGATGGCTCCCGTGACGATCATGATGGTGGCCTGCAGGTTTTCCGGGATCATCTTTTCCAGGGCTTCGCGAATTCCGTTGTTTCTCACCGCATCCGCAAACTCGGTCATCCAGTCCACGGCACCCTGGAGCTTCTTTTTGAGATCCAGTGACTCGACGATGCGGTCGCCCAGAGACCTCATGACCGAACCGATATTGTCAGACAAGGTCGACCAGAGCCCCGAGAGAGTCCTGGACTGCTTGTCCATCATCCCGCCGAACCGGGAATTCATCCCCTCGATGATGGCGCTGATCCCGGCTGCTGCCGGGATGGCGTTCTTCTGGGCAAGCTTCATCGCTTCGGGGATGGAAACCCCGATCTTTTCGGCCAGCATCTCCCAGCCCGGGATGCCCAGTTCGGCCAGCTGGTTCATCTCTTCCGCGGAGACCTTTCCCTTGGCCTGCATCTGTCCCAGGGCCCGGGTGATCCGATCGATTCCTTCCGTGCCTGCTCCCAGTCCGGCCGCCGCATCGCCCACGGACGTCAGCATCGGGATGATCTCCTCGGCGCTGAAGCCGAAAGCGAGGAGTTTCTTCGAAGCGTCCAAGAGACCGGGGAGAGTGAAGGGAGTCCGTGCCGCGAACGATTCCAGCTCTCCGATGAAGGCGTTTGCCGCCTCCGCGGATCCCAGGAGGGTGGTGAAGGCGATCTTCGTTTGTTCCATATCTGCGGCCATGGCGACGGCTTTGGCTCCCACCAGGCCCATGGCCGCCGTCAGTCCCGTAAAGACCTTGGTTACGCTGCTCGAGAGGGCTTTTGCCTCCGGTCCCAACTGCTTGCGGATCGCATACTGGATGCGGTCGATCCCCTTATTGAAGCCGCTCGTATCCAGACCAAGCGTGACGACCATTCCGGCAATGCTCTGACCCAACCCCTTCCCCTCCCTTCACCCGGTCTCAGACTCCGAACTGGCGCTTCAACTGCTCCCATTCCAGGCGTTTTTCCCTGCCCGTCCGCATGTCTTGCCTGGAACCCTCCCTGCGGCCCAGCAGTTGCCTGGGCGTCACAGGCCGTTTCAAACGTCCCGAGTAGTTCACGATATGGGCAACAGCCCAGGCCATTTGTTCCTCTTCGCGTTCCTGCCTCCATCGGTACCCCTCGACGAGAGCCAGGAACTCCCCGGGTGTCAGCCGGTAGAATTCGAAGGGCTTCAGGCCCAGGGGGCCATAGGCCACAGGCTCTGCCCCGGCCAGCCATTCGGAAAAGGAGGAGACGGTCTTTAAACCGTCTCCTCCTGAGCGTTTCCCCCTTTTTCCCCTTCGCCCTCCCTGGGGGCCCGGAAGAGGCCGGAAGCCGCGATTGCCCTGGAAACGACGGACATCAGCGAAGCCAGGTCCCCGTCCTCCTCCAGGTATTTCGTCATCATGTTGCCTACCCGTTCCTTTGTCAGCCCGCGGTCTTCCCACTTGAGGCCGGCCCAGAGGAAGTTCCTCATAGCCCGGAAGCCGAGGTTCTCTTCCTGCAGCAGGTTCACGATTCCGGTTCCCATGGCCTCCTCGAGATCGGAAAGGGCGTTGACGTCGAAACGGAGGCGGCGGGGTTTGTCGAAAAGTTCGAAAGCCACCATTGGAAGCATTCGGATCAGTCCCCTTTCAGACTAGGCCGCGACCTTCGCCAGAGCTCCGGCGCCCGTAAGCGTTCCCTTGGCCGTCGCTTCGCCGTCGTGCGGGGCCTCGTAGCTGAAGTCCGTGACGATCGCCGGGCCGGTGTAGGTAGCCCCCGCGGGTGTCGCCAGCTGCACCTGGACCTTCTCTCCGGCAAGCCAGGCCGTTTCCAGGGCTACCAACCCCGCGTCCGATTCGATGAGAAGGCTGTCGAACTCAAGCGACCAGTTCTTCAGCCCCGCCAGGGATTCCTTCCACCCATTCGAGTCCTTCGAGCTCACGTCGATCTCGTCGGTTCCCCCGTTAAGGGTTCCGCCTCTCTGACCGCCGACTGCCGTATAGACCGGGACCGCCTCGGTTCCCGTGTTCACCTTGACAATGAAATCCACGCCGCTCACGCCTTGCGACATTCCCTGATCCCTCCTTTTCTATCTGTCCTGTTCGGGCATGGAATCGCCCACCTTGATCCGGAGACGGACCGCGCCATGCCGGGTCACGCCGTCTTCCTCCGACCAGACTTCCGCCATATCCACCTGAGCGATCACCGGGTAAAATCCCCAGGCCGACAGATCCAGGGGAATTGCGGTAACCAACCGAACGATGCTGTCCATGATGCTCTTCGCTTCCGTGAAGCCTCTGTACCGGCTCCAGATATGAAGCGTGTGGGTCAGTTCCGAACCGGTCAGGTTCTTTCCCCCGAATTCGGATTCCGTGTCTTCTCCCAGAACGACATAAGGAAATGCCGAATTGTCGGGAACCGCGTCGTAGACAGGAACCGTCAATCCGTTTGAGAGCAGGGTGAAGAGAGCCTTCTGGACTGAAAGGGCCGCCGAGCGTCTCTTCATTTCGCCTCAACTCCCCCTCTCACCGCCTCCTTGATCCTCTTTTCGAAATGCGCCCGTTCTCCCTCCCAGGCGGGAAGAAGAAACGGACGGGCTGCGACGAACCGACCGTTTCTGGCAAGGTGTCCGAATTCAACCAGGTGAGCGAGGGGATGGACGCGTCCCTTCCACCTCGGACCGACTTCCGCCAGGAGACGCTCTTTCTTCAGACTGACCCGTATCGACTTCTTCAGGATCCCCGTCCTGACCGGGACCCGGTCTTTTGCCCCCCGTTGAACGGCTCGCGCGGATTCGACCACTGCGGCTTCAACCCGTTTCAGGACCGAGGATCTGACCAGGTTCAGAGCCCGGATCGTCTGCTCCGTCCCTTTGATTGAGACCCTTGCCGAATTACGCATTGGCCAGCACCTCGCAGAGGCACAGCAGGAAGCGCTTCTCTCCGCCCATGGCCTGAACGTCGAGGATCCCGTAGGTGATCCCCTCCGAGGAAATTCGCATCGACGGGGTCACCCCCGATCGCCAGCGCAGTGTGATCTCCGTGGTGGCCGAAGGGCTGACCTGCTGGGCCTGCCATCTTTCCCGCCCCGTTATGGGAGCGATCCCGGCCCAGACCGTTGCCACTTCGGACCATTGCTCGGAAAACCCGCCCGCTCCGTCCGGGCTGGCCACGACCGATAGAAGCGCCACTCGGTGCCGCAGATCGCCAATTTTCGGCCGGCTCATGCCGGCACCACCCGATCTGGCCAGAGGAGCATCTCAAAGCCCTGGGGAACCTCGTTCACGATGTTGCCGACGTTCACGCTCTCCCGATGCTCGTACCAGTGACCGATCAACAGAAGCATGGCCTGTTTCCATCTGGCCGGAACGGTCTCGGTTCCCGCGGTTATGGTGATGGTTACTGCGTCATAGCCCCTTGCCGTTCCCTCCGGCCAGGCATCCACCACCAACCTGTCGTCCGCTGCAAGCCGGAATGTCCCCTCGGTCAATCCAACCTCTGATCCGTCCTCCAGGACACAAACGATCGACGCGACACTCTTGACCGGAAGAAGAGGGAATCTGTAGGGCGTGTCCGGATAGCGATCCAGGAGGATTTCAAACTGCCGCTCCGGGATCATCCTTCCCAGGAACGTTTCTGCCGCCTCCCGGGCCGCGGTGATCAGGGTACCGATGAGTGCGTCATCCTCGGCGCTTTCGACTCGAAGATGAAGTTTTGCCTCTTCCAGCGCCAGTGGTTCCGCTGTCGGTGATGTCTTTTGCCGCCACATCGCCCTCCTTCACCTCCCCGGCCGATTCCAGACTTTCTGCCAGTCCTCTCTCGACCGCATACCTTCCGTAGTTTTCGGAGACGTCGACCTCTATCCCGGGCTCGAGCTCCCGTTTGTTGTAGCCTCCCTCCCACCAGATACAGGCTTTCAGGATCCTGATCTTCACTCCGATCCCTCCTTCCGAAGGAAAAGCGGGGGCAAGAATGCCCCCGCTTCATCACCCGATCGCGTCAGGCTATGCGGCAGCCTCACACTTCACGAGCTTGATCGCCTCGGAATCCTTCAGGAACCCGCCCACTCGCATGGTCGTGTAGAACCCGACGTAGGGCTTGTTCGTGTAAGGATCCCGGAGCATCCGGATGCCCACGCGGTCCACGATCGTGTAGCCAGCGCGGAAATCCCCGAAGGCGATGGCGTAGGCGTCGGCCGCCACGTCCGGCATGTCCTCGTTCTCCGTCACCGGATAGCCGAGAAGCGCCGAAGGAACGCCCGCCTGGAGCCCCGGCTGCCAAAGGTAGTTGTCGTCCGCGTCCTTCCATTTGCGGATCTTTGCCAAGGTCAGGCCGTTGAGCATCCACCTGGCGTTGCCGCGGTGCCCCGCCTTGAGGGCATGGACCACGTCGATCAGAAGATCTCCCGGATCCGTCGCCGGCAGTCCGTCCGCCACCCCGGTCCTGAGGTACTGCAGGCTTCCGAAGGCCCGGGTCCCGTCCACAGTAAGGGCGGTCGTGTACGCCAGGAAGCCCTTGGGCTTGTTCGTTCCGTTCCCGGTCGTGAAGGCCGCGTTCTCCGCGAGGGTGAACGCGTCGCGCAGCTCGGCCGCAAGCCAGGCCTCCACATCGAAGAACAGATCGTCGAGAGCCCTCTGCGTCGCCTGGGGATAGGCGTAGATCTCCCCCATGTAGGGCGTCAGTTCCGCCAGGCTCGGTGTGTTCGTAACCGCCCGGGCGTCCGTTTCACCGACCCACCCGGAAGTCGCGCCGTGCTTGTTCACGAGCTCCTTGTACTCCCCACCTCCGACTGTGAGGACCCGGCAGACGTTCCGCATGGGCGTCGCCTTCTGCAGGAGGCTGTAGACTTCCCGATTGAGGTTCTCGGGAACCGCGTACCCCCCGTCCCCTTCCACGCTCGTCTGGATCGCCTTCAGCTGCAGGTCCGCCAGGCCGTCTTCCAGGCCCTTGCGCACCCACTTCATGAAGGCCCCCTTGTGCTCCGCCTTCACCGGATCCTCGTTCCCGTTCACGAGCCCGGGCCGGTTCAGCTTCGCCTCTAGCTTGGCCTTTTCCTCGTCGAGCCGCTTCAGATCCGCATCGATCTTCGCAAGCTTCGCCTCGAGCTCCGCGCTGTTGTGCCCCGTCTTCTTCAGCCCTTCGAGCCGCTCGTCGTTCGTCTTCTTGTACTCCTCGAACGCCCGGGCAAGCTCGTCCAGGATCTTCTTCAGTTCCGGATCCATTCGCTTATCCCTCCCTCATCAGATTGAGTAACCGCGTGGCCCCGGCCAGGATGGCCTTCTCCTCAGCCTCCCGCTGCAGGACGTCCCGCACCCGGGCGATAACGCCCTTCGCCTCGGAACGTGAAAGGGATCCTGCCTCCCGCAGGTATTCCTCCACATCCCGGACCGTCCTCAGGTCCTCCATGGCCTTGACCGTCCTCACCCTCGCCTGTTCGTTGGCGGGGGATGTGACCAGACTGATTTCCCACAGGTCCACCTTCTTCAGGACCCTCACGTCCCTTTCGCCCTCCTTGCGGTAGTAGCGCTCGAGGGCGTTGTACCCGATGGATAGCCCGTTCAGGGCCCCGGCCTTCAGGAGAACATGAGCTTCCGCCGCCCGTGCTACCCCGTTGACCAGAAGGCTGCCTTTCACCCAGAGGCCGTGCTCGTCTTCCTTCAACTCCGGCCACGTTCCGATGGGCTCGTCCATGTTGTGCTGCCAGAGCATGGCCGGGGATCTCGCCTTCAGGGAATCGGCAAAGGCGCCGGCTTCCACGACGTCATCCCACCAGTCGACGACTCCAAACACACTGGCATAGCCGGTGAAAGTCCCTGCATCGTCGACGCTTTTCAGTTCGAAGGGGCAACTAATCCTTTCCCTGGCCATCGCCGTCCTCCTTTTCTTCCTCGTCCGTCCCCGTGAGGCGCATGTTCTTCGGGCTCATGTATTCGTCTCCGCCTTCCCTGGGGTTCATGTTTTCCTTGGCTCTCACCTCGTTAGGCGACATGATGCCGTTCTGGATCGCTACCTGGTATGCGGCATAGCGGTTTTTCACGTCTCCGCGCAGGAGTCCGTCCACCAGGAATTCCGTGTAGATCTCTTGGCTCTCCGCGGGGAGAAGCAGGTCCCTCCAGAAGACCGACTCGAACCGCTTCAACCAGGGCAGGAGCGTGTATTGAACGAAGCCCAAACTCATGTTCTCGATGCCGCTTCCCCAGCTGGTGGCCTTCTCCGTGCTCTGGATCATGTGGAGAGGAACCCGGAAGATCCGTGCGATGTCCTCCACCTGGAACGCCCGGGTTTCCAGATACTGCATGGTTTGATGCGACATCGTCAGAGCAGAGAACTTCATTCCTTCCTCAAGGACGGCCGTCTTGCCGCTGTTGGCCCCTCCGTAATTCGAAAGCCAGGTTTCCCGCAGGCGATCCAGGGCCTGCTGCGAGAGTTTTCCCGGATGCTCCAGGACTCCCGTAGGCAGGGCGCCGTTCTTGAAAACCCGGGAACCATGTTTCAGAGTCGTCAGGGCCAGGCCGACCGTGTCCCTGTGATAGAGAATCGGGCTTATACCCCGAATCCCGTCCAGGGTCCGGTACCGGATATGGAGGACGTATGCCCTCCCCACGGTCTCCTGGTGACCATCCTTGAAGGAAATCCGGTAGGCCAGAGACCAGTCGGGAAGCTGTTCCACCGTCACCTGGTCCGGGTTCAGGGGCAGAAGCTCCCGCACGATCCTGCGGCCGTCCATCACCTTGTAGGCGTAGAAGTTCCCTCGCAGGCAGAGGTGCTGCATGGCCATTTCCCTGAATTCCTGCGAGGTTTGCCACTCGTTTGGAGCCCATCCAAGCAGCTTCCACAAGGGATGGTCGGAAGCTTCCTCTTTCCCGCGTCCATCCGGCATCCGTCGATAAACCTTCAAAGGCAGTTGAGCGACGGATTCGGCCAGGATCCCCACACAGGAGTAGACCGCTGAGCATTTCATGGCCGTGTCTGGCGATACGAATTCACCGCTTTCTGATTCCAGACCTCCAGTCAGGGCCAATCTCACCAGGTCCAGAAACCCCGGAGAGGGCGCCGACTTCCTTTTGAAACGATCCCAGAACGACATGTTTTCCCCCCTCCCCGGGTCAAAGAAAAGGGCCGCCTTCTTGGCGGCCTTGGCTTCTCCTATATGACGACCGGTTCTCTTTCCTCGTAGACGCTAGAGGCCTCTTCCTCTCCGAATAAAGCCCTCGAAACCGCCATGATCAGGGCGACCACGCCGTCGATCTTCTCCCGACTCTTTCCTTTGTCCGGCTTGATGTTCCCGGCCGGATCCATGGTGGCAGTTACGTTGTCGACCATCCACCGCATGACGGGATTGCCGTCATGAACGATTCTCCCCTGGAAGATAAGAGCCTCCAGCTGTTTCATGGGCGGCGACATGGACGCGAAACCCTGACGAACGGGAACAACCGTCAGGTCCTTCTCCTGCAGGTTCGTCGTGATCTGGGTCGCGTTCCAGGGATCGAAGGCGATCTCCTTCGGCTGATGTCTTTCGGCAAAGTCCAGGATCTCCTTTTCGATCCAGGCGTAGTCGATAACGTCTCCAGGAGTGGCCGTCATCCAGCCGTCCCTGACCCAGGCGTCGTAGGGGACACGGTCTTTCCTGACCCGTTCCTCCATGTTCTCCTTTGGAACCCAGAAACGCTGGGTCACAAAAAACCGCCCATCCTCCAGGGGAAAGAGAAAGACTGCTGCCGCCACGTCCCGAATGTTCGCTAGGTCAAGACCGGCAAAGAAGGAACAACCCTTCAGTTCCTCGGGATCCACCTGCCCTTTGCAGGCGTCCCATCTGGCGAGATCGAGCCATCGCGTTTCCGCGCTCGTCCAGATGTTGAGCCGATACCGCTTAAAAGCGTTCTGCAGCGAAGGCTTGTTCTGTGCCTCCCGGCATTCTGCCGCAAAGGCCTCTTCGTCGATGGTGACCCCCATGGAGGGGTTGGCCTTCCTCCAGGTCTTTGGGTCCGTCCAGTCGTCAACGGGTCCCTCGTTCGGGTCTTCGTTCGCCGCCCGGATGAGGGCGAAGAAAGCCTCGTCCTCGATGATTCCCTTTAGGATCTGCAGCGCGTACTCGTGCTGCTCCCAGCAGATACTCTGCCGATCGAACCCGGCCGTGGTGATCGAAGCGTGGAGGGGCTGCCTCCTTGATGCTCCCCCATACCTTAGTGTGTCAAAGAGACTCCGGCTCTTCTGGGCATGCAGTTCGTCGAAGATGAGCCCGTGGATGTTCAAACCTTCCTTCGTCGGGACATCCGCAGACAGAGCCCGATAAACGGAGTTTGTCTTCCGATGCAGGATCGTCTTCCTGCTCCGAATAACGGTCAGCCGCTTCCTCAAGGGCGGAGATCCGGCCACCATCCTTTCAGACTCCCCATAAACGATGGAGGCCTGGTCATGATCCGCTGCGGCAGCGTAGACTTCGGCACCAGGCTCGTCATCGGCAACCAGAAGGTAAAGCCCCAAACCCGCACCGAGCTCCGATTTGCCGTTCTTCTTCGGGATCTCGACATAGGCGCTCCTGAAGCGCCTGAAACCGCTCCGCCGCTTCCAACCGAAAAGGGGCATCAGGACGTCGTTCTTCTGCCAATCGAGAAGCGTGAAGGGTTTGCCTGCCCATTGCCCCTTCGTGTGTCGAAGGAAACGCTCGAAAAAAGTGACAACCCGATTCGCCGCATCCTGATCGAACCAGCACCCGCCTAGAACCGCTTTCTCATCTGCCGAACTTCGGATCCAGGAGGACCATCCCTCGTCCCGGGCGACTTTCAGGAGAGATCTCAATCGCCCTACGTGAGCCATAGGCTCTCACCGCTGACAGATTCATCCAGATTCGGCATCTTCTTCCTCTCTTCCTTCCAGCCTTTCAACAACCATCCGGCAGTAATCTTCATTTCGTTCTATCCCGACCCACCTACGCTCGCTCTTCTCGCAAGCCACTGCCGTCGTTCCGGAGCCCACGCAGTTGTCCAGAACAAGCCCTCGCGGGTTCGTGAAGGTCCTTACCAACCACTCAAAAAGCTGCAGCGGCTTTTCGGTAGGATGGGCGGTCTCTCTTCCGTTCCCGAATCGAAGAACGCTCCTCGGATAACGGAAGCCCTCGTTCTGTGTTTCTCCCCCCGGGGTCGGCCGGTAGATTCCTCCCTTTCTTGCACCGTAGCGGCGCCGGTAGGGAGCTCCGGGAACCATTTGCGGGTTGTAGACGGGAAGGGCCCGGTAGAAAACAAGGAGGTTTTCGTGTGCTCTTAGCGGCATCTTCTTTGCGTTCAGGAAGCCCAGGGCGCAGGTCTTCTCCCAGATAAGCTCGTACCGGAAGAATTTTCTGGCCGCCTAAATCAGGTCCGTAGCGAAAGGCTGCTGTGCGGTCAGAACAACCGTCCCGTTCGGTTTCAAAAGACGCCAGTATTCCCGCCAGAGCGGTTCCATAGCAATCCTTTTGTCCCATTCCAGATCCGTTGTTCCATAAGGAAGATCGCAAAGGATCAGATCGAAGATCCCTGGGTGCATGGCCGGCATGATCTCCAGGCAATCTCCCTGCAGGAGAGTGCCCAAGGAAGTCCTGAAAAATGGTTGATATTGTCTGTTTGTAAACATATATCCATTTACACCTCCACATGGTAATATATTGGAGGTGCCGCACTTGGTGCGGACCATGAAAAGAACCCCTGGGACCATCCGGTGAGGCGCCGGGTCCCAGGGGTTCGTCCATTCCGCCTGCTCAAAGAAGAGTTAACGACATTATGATGTCGCTAATTTCGCTCCCAGAAGCCGGCGAAAATCGTTTTCTTCGTCATCTTCCTCATCCTTCGGGAGCACCATCCTTGCTCTCGAAGATGGCGTCAAACCGAACTCGGTGCAGAAAGCCCGCAAGAATTGCAGGTATTGCTTGGCCACAAGCACTTCGGGCCGCAAAGTGGTGTTGGTTGAACCGTTTTTGTTCGTGTACTCATAGGTGAGCCCCTCCGACGAGAGAACCGCTTCAGCCGCTTGCCAACGGGCATACGCCTGGCAATAGGCCGCCAGGGCCGACCTGTCCACTCGACTCAAAAGGCCAAGTTTATTCAGTTCCGGTGCAACCCGCATCCATTCGACTTTCGCTGCTTCTTCCAGCCAGGGAGGACAGGTCGGGATCCTGCCATCTGGTTGTGGGATATCCATATCTATCCTTCGTTTGCCCGGATTGCCCTCGAGGATTTTCAATGCGGGCGGTTTAGGCTTCCTTCCGACGACCATTTTTACCCCCCCTCGCTCATTTCGCGGTCACGCGCGTTTAACAGATCGGAAGAGCGTCGTGTAGGGAAAGAGTGTAGATCTCGGTGGTCG